AACTGACCTTGCTCCAAAAACTTATGACTTCTAAGCCGCCTACACGGCGGATAACCCTCGCCGAGAACTGGGATCGCGGCCTCGCATCTTCTAAGCCGCCTACACGGCGGATAACCAACCGTGCCCTCCGGGGCATGGGCGACGGCTCTTCTAAGCCGCCTATACGGCGGATAACGCAAGAAGCGGAGGGAGCCAGGTCACGGTGAGCTTCTAAGCCGCCTACACGGCGGATAACGCTCTCCCCGCTGCCAGCGTGCTCTCCATGACCTTCTAAGCCGCCTACACGGCGGATAACTTGAGACTTTTACAAAAGTATCTCTGCTTTTCAGTAGGCTACACCTGAAAAGACTTCAGAAACTTCGCTTTTCCTCTCTATTTGTAACTACCTTATTCTCAATCTCTTTTTTAGACAACTTTTTTATGAAGCCAAAGGAAAGATATGATCACCCCCGAAGAACTCGACTACATACGAACCGCTGCCATTCGCGACATGCTCGGAGATTCCAAGGCGCTCGACGTCCGCGAACACCGGTTCGACGACCTCATGGACAAAATCCGGCACTGGCTCGGGGAATGCGAAGAGATGCTGGAGCGGCGGCCGGTGTCCAGCCGGACCGACTCGGAGCTCATCGAAAAGCTGCGGATCGTCCTTTCCCGCATCGGCTGCGGGCCGCAGAAATCCCCGCGCGAGCAGTACACCCACTGGGGCGCGGCAATCTTCTGTGCCCATACCCTGCTCGTGGACGTCCGGGCCACATGCCCGGTCTGGTACGGGAAGGCCGTTCGCCGCAAGAACGCTGCAGGAGCCATCACAAACCGCTATCCATGGCGGTATCTTTACACGGTTGTGGAACGCCTCGCCGAAGGGCTGGAGGCCACTATCCCCGAAGTTGCCGAATTGGGAACGGAAATCTACCTGACGGTGCAAAACTGAAAATATTTACACCGTTACAAGGAGAAGAAGTTGTGGAAACTCTGTTGATAGACGCCGAAGAAATGTGCAAACGGCTTGGAGTCAACAAGGAAACCTTCAGGCGTTCTTGGCGGAGATGGAAGCACGAGCGCGTAGGCGCAGGGTACGACCTGCGCTCCATGCGCTTCTACTGGTGTGATGGGCCGATCAAGGCAGAGGGCTACAATGGCTGTATCGAAGTACAGGACAAAAAGCGGAATCAGGTGGGCGGCGGACGTTTGGCAGGACGGCATACGAATCGGCAGAAAAGCAGGCTTCACAAGCAAGCGGGCGGCAACGGCATGGGAGGAAACAATATTGACCTCTCCGGCGAAGCCCGCCGATTTGGCCTTGCGTGATGTCTGTACGCGCCATCTTCTCTACTGTGAAAACAGACTGAAACCGAACACGTTGTCTTACAAGACTACCGCATATAGAAGGTTCATTGCTTTTGCAGGAGGAGATACATCTTTCAGAAGTATTACAAAACATGCCATAGACAAATTCGTTGATGAACTTGCGCGGATCATAAGCAAAAAAACAGCCAATAAACATAAGACGGAACTGTCTTCACTCTGGGCATGGGCCAACAAAGAAGGGCTTGTTCAGGGGAATCCTCCCCAACAGATAGATTCATATGCCGTCAAAAAGACGGTAAAGTATATTCCCCCATCCGTTGATATAGCGAAGCTGCTGAATATAGCTGATGAAGGCTTCGAGAAGGACTTTCTTGTATGCCTGCTTCATACTGCCGCCCGCATATCAGAAATCCGCAACATGGCATGGGAAGACGTTGACCTTCCCCACAGGACGGTGACGCTCTGGACCAGCAAGCGGAGAGGCGGCAACAGCGAGCCGCGCAAGATTGCGATGTCGGAAACCCTGTACGAGTTGCTGGAAAAGCTGAACGGGCAACGGACCGGTGCTGAGGCGTATGTTTTCACGGACCCCAAAACGGGGACGGCATACACCCGCACATGCAACAAAATCAAATTCTTCATGGGCAACCTCTGCGCGCGGGCGGGGGTTGCTCATTTTTCCGCCCACAGCTTGCGCCACTTCATGGCCACGCACTTTGACGACCCGCACCGGGCGCAAAAAGTGCTCGGACACAAGAACCTGCGGACAACTGAAATCTACCTGCACGAGCTTGGTGTGGACAGGAAAGCTGCGGATGTTTTTGAGTCAATCACCAATGAAATCACCAATGGCAAAAGCTCCACCAATGAAAAAAGGGCTTACTTTTTACAGTAAGCCCTTGAAATTTATGGCGGAGAGGGGGAGATTCGAACTCCCGGTACCTTTTGAGTACACACGATTTCCAATCTTGTGCATGGGTATCTATGCATACGCATTTAGCTAAAAACAAAGGATATTACGGTACAAACTGGTATACACCAAACATCTACACAAAGTAAATCACGCATAGAATCACGTATAGAAAATCCCCCTCTCATGATATGCCTCATCAGGGGCAGAACATGGGAGGGGGATTTTTTTGTATATTCAATCCGACTTGTTCGCCACGAATCGGATCTCGTCAGGCCACGGACATTTCGGATCGTCCGGCCCTTCCCAAGGGAAGCCCTCCTGCTGCGGCAAATCGCGGAGTGCTTGCCTATATACCAGCAGCGCGGCATAGTCTTCCCCGGTTATCGAAGTTTCGATATTCCCTGCGGTCTGTTCCTTGTGCCGTTCGACAAGCCATGTCGTCGCATCAAGGCGGCGGTCACGCTCGGAACGGATGCGGGCGGCGCGGGCTGGCGTTGAGTTGTACTCGGCAATCCGGGAGGCTTCGGCTGTTGCGGCCTCTTCATCGAGTCGGGCCTTTTCCGCTTCCCACAGCGTGACGAAGGGAGCGACATCCACTTCATAATCATCGGGCGTCAATGGGTGGTTGATGTCGTCCGTCCATTCGATATGGCCGTTATCGCCGTGCCACTGGAGCGCGTGCATATTCTCAGGTGCGGGGAAGTCGAACTGCAGCGGGGTGCCGTCAACGATGATGAGGCGGTCGGACGGAACTATTATAACATGTTGTTTCATATAAACTTCTCTGGTTGTTGTAATTATAAAAAGGTGATTCTATGATAAGTTTGTGGGTCAATCTTCCGGGAGTTTGACGCAGTACACCAGCTTGTAGTACGGGGGGACCGTGGAGACGGCGGAAGCTGTTGCTGTGTGCGTGTGAGTAGCGTCAGTGATGCCGTGAGCGTGTGCTTGTGAGCCACCAGCCGGATTAGTGGAGTTGGACATAAGACTCCCTACATCTGTGTTTCCTTCCACACCTGCGCTATTATTGTTATTTCCTAGGTACCCATTCAGAGAATGATTATGGATCGCCAGCATATTCTCGGTAAGAGTGGTCCCCTGAACGGAAATATTGCTTGCTGAGTTAGCAACCGTAATCGTGGGGGTGGCGCTTATTTCTCCGCCCGATTCTCCAGCTTCATTGACATTCTTCACACATGCGATGAACCTGCTTCGCAGGTCTGGCACCGTGCCGCCTCGCCCATCGCTGCCGCCATCGCAAAAGAGCCAGCCCGTATCGGGTTCGGACTGTCCCCAGAAGATGGGGTTGCGGTTGGCTGGCCCGCCGAGTTTCACGTTATAGAACGGCACGACTTCGCCGGGAATCCTCCCACCGCCTGCAACAGAAGCCTTCCAATACACCCCCGTGTCGGTTGTCGGATTCTTTGCCCCAACCCCCGGGACGTCCGGTCCGCTCGACTGTTGAGCCACGTACTCGATGCCGTTGCTTCCCATGACGTGGCACCCGGCAATATAGTCGAGCGTCGCTTGCCATGGATAAACGCAGCCGGATTGCTGGAAAAAAGCGTGTTGCCCAAGCAGGTTGAAAAGCGCATTCATCCATGCACGTTCGACCATGACGCCGCCCGCGTCGGGGTCGACCTGCGTGATGAACGGAAAGAGATCCCGGAAAGAAGGAATGCCTTGACCTGTCGGGGTCATCTCAGGGATCTGCACGGTATCCGCTGCATATCCCAAGACGTTGGGCATGATGCTAGGAGTCGAGGGAATAGGCATCTACAGGGCCTCCATACGGCTGAAAAACGCCGTTGTTGAAATTCCGACCGCCGGATCCGGCGAAACCGAAGGTATGTTTCGGGATGACTTGATAGACGTCATAGCCGACGCCCGCAGGCTTTGAGGGAACGTCATCGCGCAGGAGAAGCGCACGCTCGTATGGCTGGGGCTTGAAGCCGATAACGTAGCGTATTTTCATCGTTCCGACATGCACGACGGCAATATGACCGCGATCCGAGAAAAGCCAATGAACGATCTTGTTCAAATCTAGGAGGCTGCCGTCGGTGATGTTCGAAGCTGCTTTCATCCAGATTAAAAGATGATATGCGTTATCTTGAAGTATGAACGTGTTCGATTCGCTCTCATATGCAAAAGGACCGTGCCCAAAGTTGCTGAGGTTTGAACCGGAGAAACCGAACGGCTTGATGTCCGTCGCCTCTACTTCAAGCGTACGCGGAATGGCGACGATGCGTCCCCACACGTCAAGCCCCCATCCGAATGCCGTTTCTGGGTCAAAGACGGACTCATAGAACGCCGCAATATCCGCCGTGGGCTCAATGGCGGTATTCATCGATTCGATGAGCGCCAGCAGCCGTTCCGAGTTGTCGTACTGCGAAAGTATCGTTTCGCGCCAGTTATCCACGGCCCGACCTCGTTTCGATAATAGTTACAGTGACGTTGTCGGAGACGAGCGTGGGGGCTTCATCTATATTGATGGTGATGTAGTCGCCCCATGTTGGGGAGCTTTCGCCGACGGGCGCCGCGATTTCGACACTCACCAAGTCGGTAACGCCCGTTCCGAGCACTGCGGAATAAAAGCGGCTGGCATACACCGTATCCCCGATATGAACGCGCTGGCCCGTATTCCCGCAGGCGTCGGCGGTTTCTCCGTAGAACTCGGCGACAACAGCGGACTTGATGAGCTCTTCGACGTTGCTCGGCATTGAGGCATTTTTGCGGATAGTCACCTGAATGCCCACCGGGAGCGATTCCGGGCGCTCAAAGAGCACTGTTTCGACCGCTCCGGTTACAGGATCAGTCACAGTGACTCTGATGTTGCCGTTGTAATCACATCCGGCGGAACAACGGGCGTAAATGGCCTCAGCAATATCATTATCCGTCGCGCTGCCGACGACCGCCACATAAATTGAGTGCGGCTTGAGCGTGACGCCCTGCACTTCAAGCGGCGCGCTGGTTTTGTTCTCGCGCACACAGACATCAAGCACGCCATCCAGATCGCCGACGTTGGCATAGACGGCGGCGGCAACGCTCCGAGCGTTCTTCGCGACGCTGGCGTAGCGCCGGGACTCGAACGCGGACCGGCTCTCGACGTTTTGCCCGGTGATCCCGACTTCATTGGTGATCGTGTCCCATCCGGGGATAGTACGCACGATCGTGGTCACGGTTCCCTGCCGGATTTCAATAGGTCCCGGAACCTGACAGGCAAAATCAAGGATAATACTGCCGGATTGGGGGATCGTCCCCCCCGTTTGACAGACCAAAATGTTCCCGTCCGCATCTTTTGCAAGCGCCGGGGCGTCGCTACCGATGCCGGGGATGACGGTGCCGGGAAGCCCCGTACAAGTACAGGGGACGACCGTGGAGCGTGCGGGCTGCCGGGTCAGAAAGTAAATCTTGGCGAGCGCGTCTTGATAGATACCCTCCGCAGTCTCGGGGTTGAACATATTCGCGAGGAACAAAAGCTGGCTGTTCTTGTCCTGCACGATGGCCGTTTCGGATGTGATGAGCTGTCCCTGCGGCGTGGCCGGATCCGGGTTCAGCCGATTGTCGAATGCCGCCTGCCAATTCGTTTCAACAGCGTCCCGGACGGTCGCGGTATCGGGTACGACCGGGCCGTTTTCGGTAAAATCGATGCTAGACTGCGACATCTGCGGTTTCCCCCGTTTCCGTGGTGATGCGGATTGTTCCAGTCAAAACGCGGCGGTCAAGCCGGGAAAGCTGCGTGTTGGCCTGCGCTACGCCGGGGACCTCAAGCGCGCGTGCATTTGAGCGTGCCCGCACGAGTTCGGCGGGAGGGAGGGACCCAAGCTCACGCATGAAGTACGGGATTCCGTCTTGCTGCGCGTAGTACGGTTCTCCTTGGAATGTGCGTACATACGATGCGACATCCTGCACGATACGCATAGTCCCCCCTGCCGAAGCAAGATTGCCCCCCACGGAGAGCGTCAAATCCCACTGTTCATCAAGACGTAATGACAGGAGCCCCGAATCTACAACTTCGGCAGATGATTGCACTTCATCACGAATATTGGACAGCGCGCGTACGTTCAAAACCGTTCGGAAATTCATGATGCTGCCTTATCTGCAAGCCGAGCCTGCGCAGCGGCGACAAGCGTTGCTATGTCCCGCCACTCTCCATCGCCACAGAGCACGTAGGTGGCTTGCCCGGCGGCTGCGGGCGGAACAAGGCCGCTGGTTCCGGCAGCTGATGCCGTCGCGCCCTCGTATTCGGGGACGGAGATGATGCCGTTGTTGACGCGAATGCCGTCACCGATTGCATTGCTCATGACGAATCGGGCGAATGGAGACGTTCCCTTTTCATTAAACTGAGCTTTCCATGCGTCATTGCCCGAAAGCGAAAAGGCCCATATCTCACCGCGTAGAGCACCACTTGAGACATCTGCGATAACAACGGCACCGTATCCAGCCTCAAAAGGACGATCCGCCACCTGCGCCCATTCGGTTCCATTAAAATATAATCTGCATGATTTGCGTATGGTTAGGATTGATGGGTATTCAGTAGCCGTTGCTACTTTTAGCTCTCCTATCTGCCCCCGCGCGCTCGCCAGATCCTCAAGGTTCCCACCAATCGCCACGTCCTTCACTGTGATCACGCCTCCCGCTTCGGTCGTCTTCCCGTCGACAAAGTTTGAGGCTTGAGCGCGCTCCAGAGCCTCGTTTGCCGTGGTTTGTGCAACTATCGCAGTAGACTGTGCTGCGTCTGCGGCTCCCTGCACTTGCTGAAAGAACCGTGTGGTTTGTCTCTCGAATTCGCTTCCGGAAAGCGGTCCTGTCGGCGGCTGGTACTGAAAATCAGGCATAACACCCTCCATTACTGTGGTTGTCCGGATATGCCGGAACCGGGCTCGACCCCGGTATGAACATGGGTTTCCAAGACCTTACCGTTACTCTCAACCGTCCCTCCCATGTTCGTGAGTCCGCCGGAGAACCGGGCCGGGCCGCCGTCGCCCTGCGCCGTGCCCGTCCACGTCAAGGATCCGTTGATGCGCACATCGGCGTTGATGGTGAGTCCATTTTCCGCCGTCAGGACGGAAGTTTCCCCGTGCATCGTCAGTTTGGCCACTCCTTCGATGGTGACGCCCTCGTCGTCGACCAGCACATAGCGTTCCGGCGCGGCGTTCAAGAAGCCTCCGAGATAGAAGCCGTCGCCTTTGCTCATGGCACGGGCGGAACCCGGATTGACGTTCCCGTCCTTCCCCCGGCTCTCTTTGAGCGATTCAGTGTCGCGCATGGCGTAGACGGCGAGGCCGATGTCGCCCGGCTGCGGGTCGATGACGAGGGCATTTTTTCCGCCTTGAATGCGTAGGTACGGGAGTTTGAAGAGCACGCTCTGCTCCTGCGCCTTCTGTTCGCCCGTCACCAAGTTGATGAGGGGTTGCACGTCGACGAAGCCCACCGGGGAGACGCCCGAGCCGGAGACGGCGACCACGCGAACGGGTTCCGCCGTTGCGATGCGTCCGAGCATCTGGCTGATCATGAAGTCCTGCGCGTTGTACTCGCTGGAATTTGTCGAGAGGCCGCGTTGTCCCTGCATTAGTTCTTGTCCTTCTTCGGCTTCGCGCCGGGATAGCTTGCCTTGGCCTGACTCACCCACTGCGTTGCGCCGGGATAGCCTGCCTGCAATTTGTGGCTCAGGCTTACGATCTGCCAGAGGCCGGAAGCGCGGGGCACGATGCTCTCAATCCGCACCGGGCCGCCAAGCTGGAGCTTCGGCTCGTAGATGCCTTTCACCGTCACGCCTTCGTTGTCGAAGCTCGGATAGCCAATCATGCCACTTTTCGCGGACCAGACGGGCGTCGAGCCGCCGTCATCGCTGCGAAGCGTCGCAAGAGGGGAGATGACCATCTCGCCATCGTCCACGATAAGATCGATGCGGGCATCGTGGGCAAGCTGCTGCGCCTGCTCCATCGGACCCCCGACGAGGGCGACATTACGAAGGGAAACGGACACGCCCCTGTTGACGAAAGCGAGCCCCATTTGCTTCGCAAGCCCCTGCATGAGCGTGGCAACGTCCTGCGAACCCTGCGCCGTCAACGGTGGCACGGGCGTAATGCTGGCGACGTATCCCGTGATGCACTCAATATCGAAAGAGGGATCAGGGGCTGAATTGAAGTTCGGGACGGCGCTCACGATATCGCCGGAGAATGCCAGCGACATCCCGTGCTCTTCATCGCCCGCGTACACGGCAATGCGGTTTTTCGACGCCTGCAACGGCTTGAACGCCAGCGTCGTCAGCGTCTCCATATCAGCCAATGGCATGTTGAAAATTTTGACCTTGGCCTTGTTCTTCTCTTTCCCGCCGGGCTTCTGGATGTCCACATCCATGCCGAGCCGGATGATCTTGGTGTTCGCACCTTGCCCGGTAGCCGTGTTGAAGCCGCCCTCGGCGAGCGTAATGTGCGCTTCAAGCAACTTTTTGGTGAAGCTCGTGTTCACAGCGTTTCCCCTTCTTCGACATAAACGAGCTGGAATCGGTCGCCGAGGCCCGCCCAGTACGGATCTTCTTCGCCCTGCATATCGACAAAGTAGAGCTGCCCCCGGAAGGCGAGATAGTCGTACAGCTTCAAGCCGACGAGGTTGCGGCAGATGAACCCCGACCAGATGACCGTCTGGTCAATGGCAAGGTCGCAGTACAGGTTCACGCCTCGGGAGATAAACCGGAGGGTGCAGTTCTGTTCCCCAAGCACAATCTGGAGGCTCTGGTTCGGCTCCTGTCGGAGCGGTACGGTCATCATCCGAAAATCCCCTCGCCCAGCTTTTTCAGTGTGCTTTTTTGCGTCGTCTGCCCCTGTTGTTTCCCGGCATCCGTGGTGCTTGCGTCGGTCGGATTCTTTGCCTGCGTCTTGCTGATTGGCTTTATCGTTTCGTTGCTGTACTGCGGCTCGACCTGCCGGATCTCTTGCAGCATGAGCCCCACAAGCAGCCTGTCCACACCATTTTCGGCTTTGCGGTCGTAGTCATAGGAGACAAGGTTGTAGTCGAGAAATGTCTTCTCAGGGGTGACGATACTCACGAGGTCGGTGCTTTCCGCCAGCTTGTCCAGCGCCGCCAAAAATGCCGCAAGCTCGTCGCTCTTCCCCGTGCGGCCCAGCACGACCGACACAGCCGTTGGGGAGGCGATTTTATTGTAATCCGCGAAGCTCCCTTTCTCGACGGGATTGGAGCTGATTTTGTTCTCGGCCTTGATCGAGCAGGAAAAGAACGTGTCGAAGTCGAGGGCCTTGGCGCCGTCTTTATCGAAAATCGACCAGTTGCCGGGCTGTCCCGGCGGGAGCGCGCCGAATGCCATGTCAGTACCCGAATGCGCCGTCTACCTGCGCGGTTTGATTACGAAGTGCCGGAACCACTCCTTGGGCCATCCCTTCCGCATCAGTAGCCTGCGTGTAGACCTTGACCTCACCGACGTTGGTGGTTGACGTCACCTGACGCGAATTGTTGACGTTGCTCACGCTTCCCGGACGCGCATCCCCGGCGCGCACCTGCGGCGGCAGAATAGACGGGCGGACATCACCAACCCGCATCGAATCGGCGACCCCGCCGGACTTGGCCTCGGCCTTCGTTTCTTCCGGGCGCGAAGACTCATCGCCGCCGAGCCAATCCTTGATCCAGTCGGGAAGCAAATTGTAGAGCTTCTGGGCTACCCAGTTCAGCATTTCGACAAGCACATCGTTGATTTTGGAGATGCCTCCCCAGATCGTTTTGAGGGCTTCGATAACGCCTTTTCCGTCCAGCGTAAGGACGGAGTTGAAGAGCTTGGCGACCCCTGAAAGCGCATCCCAGACGCCCCCGAGGATACTTTTGATGCCTTCCCAGATGGCCTTGAAACGAGCCCCGATTTCGTCGCCGGTTCCAAACACCGACCAGAGCCCGGAAAGTGCGGATTCTCCGCCGTTGATGTAAGTAATGAGATCGTCGACAACCAGTGCGATCGCGCCGATGGCCGCAATCAACGGCGTGAACGGGGCAATCGCAGCCCATGCCGCCGTCGCCATCGCGGTCAGGGCCGGGAGCATGAGTGTCGTAATGACCCCGGCCAGCCCAGTAAAAAAGAGGATCACGAACTGCTTGTTTTCTTTCACCCACCCGAGGAGGTCGCCGAGCAGGTTCGTCAAAAACGTGATCGCAGGGGAGACGGTGCTGGCGAAAAGGGCTGAGATGGTGCGCCAAGCTGTATTAAGACGCTGTTGCGCTTCCCGTAGTTTCTGTGCGTTCTCAATATCTCGTTTGTCAAAACGGGCCTTCTCCTTTCCCGTTTTGATCAGCTTTTCAAGCTCTTTTTCCCCCATCATGATGAGTTTGATGCTTTCAGGATCGAAGCTGTACTGAGTGAGAAGGCCGTGCGCTTTGTCTTTCGGCATTTTTTCTACAGCTCTGGCAAATTGCAAAAGCATATCCGCGGATGAAGTGGCCCCTTCTTTGACTCCCTTTAAAGAGATTCCAATATCCTCAACTGCGTCTTTGAACGGCCCGGAGTCATGGAGGACAGCATCATACATCCGGTCGCTGACGTCCCCGAAAAGCTGAACAAGATCTCGCGTCTCAAGCCCAACTTTTTCCGCCGCATTTTGCCAGCCTTGGAACTCTTTGATATCCATCCCCAGAGTCTTGCTCGCCGTATCAACTTCAAGGGCTGCTTCGGTAAACTCCGCGAATTGGCTTTTGATAAAGGCAACACCACCGATTACCCCAAGAACTTTCGTGAGTGTTCCCTTGAGCCGCTCAAAGCTGAGTGCGCCCTTATCCCCCGTCTCTTTCAACGAGACGCCAAGTTTCCTTGCCGCATCATCGAGTGCGTCGAGACGGGTCTTAGACGCACCTGTACGGACAAGCTCTTCACGTAGGCGCTGATACTCTTTCGTCACTTCGCTGATTTCGCGGCCTTTTTGCACGGCTTCCTCAAATGCGGCCTGCAACGAAGAGGCGGCATCGGCAGACTGGCCAAGCCCTTGGGCCCCCTTGACGCCTGCGTCATATGTCGCGCGCCCCGCGTCAACGGCTGCGGCCTGCACGCCGTCCAGTCCTTTTTGGGCGTTCTGCACTTGAGCTTTGAAAGCCCCTGCGGAGAGGATGAGGGAAACGACGAGTTCACCTGCGTTCATGGAATTTACTCCAGAGGCGTTGGTTGTGGCCGTCCACGGCGATGATTTCTAGCATCTCGTAAGCATCGGACAGGCCGTATACTGTCTGCATCTCGTGCAGCGTCGCGAGGTTCCGGCTTACCGGGATGCCGACGCATCCGGGGAGGTTTGCGTAGTCCCGGAGCCCGAGGGGTTGAGGATCTGCAACAGGCGGGAGGTCAAGTCCTCGCCGCCCTGCAAAAAATCCAGACAGACGGCGATGGCCTCCCAACGCAGGCGGTAGATCGTGCCCACGTCCTCGACATGGGCGTCGAGGTTTTGCGGAGTGAGACGGATAGCATCATCGGGCTTTCCGGGGTTCGGGACGCGGTAGATTTGCCCGAGAAGCTCGTCATAGAGCGGTTCGGCCTGTTCCCACCGGAGCCCCGAGAGCCCCCGGAGCCCTGCGGAAAGCAGCGCGGCGGTGTTCGAAGAAGCTGAAAGCGTTCGGATGTCGGCGGGCATCTCGGAACCGAAGATGGCGAGCAGCGCACGGGCGGCCCATTTTTCCAGCTTCGTGACGGGCATCTCCTTGACCTTGAAGGTCTTCCCGGCGTCGCGGCCCTTGTCGATGGCAATGATCTTTTCGTTGAGCATGACGGCCTCCACGGTTTAAAGCGGGCTCGCGGTCCACTGGTCGAAGGTGATGACGAAGGCGCTCGCCTGCAAGGTCTGAGCGGCGTTGGGGCTGGACTGTACGGAGGTGAGGCCGCCCCGTTTCCCGGTGATCTTCCGGTTGATGCTCGGCATGGCGAACTCGGCATTGCAGAGCATCACTTCCCGGGCGGTTTCCTGATACGTGGCCCAATCTTCCATGATCTGGCGGCTGGGCGAGTCCGCAGCGAGGGTAATCGTAACTTCTTTGTTGGTCGGGACCCAACCAAAAGAGGTATGCCCGTCAACGCCCTTTTCCGCGACGATGGGGGTATTCGTGGCGACGCTGACCATCGCGTCGGTGCTGAACCCCTCGATCTGCACGGGGCTGTCGTAGAGCCCGGGAACCGTCAGGAAAAGCGTGCAATTTGCCGCTGTAATCGTCATGTTGCCGAAGTTGTCAGCCATGTTTTACCTCATCACTGAATGGCCGTGGCGGGCATGACGATTTGCTGCACGCTGCCGCCGTCCATGTAGTAAAAGTTGCATTCGGGGGACTGGCGTTGTCCGCGTATGGTCGCGCCGGGGTCCTTGACCTGCATGTACCAGCCCTGCGTTTCAAGCGTCTGGGAAACGTCCAGCCCGATTTCCGCGAGGAGCTGCACCTTTTGGGTGTTCGAGAGGGTCACTCCCGTGCGGATAGCCCCGAAGTCGAGAAACCGCGTGATGGTGTCGAGGCAGGCCGTGCGGATCATGCCGTAGCCGCTCTCGTTGTAGGGGATGCACTTTACGGCCTTGAACAGATCAAGGAGGTTAAGCTGGAGGCCGTCTTTGATGGCGATGGCGTCAAGGTACGTGTCGAGCCAGCCCCATTTGCCGGAAACCTGCCCATTCTGGAAAAACTTGAACTGGCTGGAGGCCGTGGCGAAGTCCGCATAGCAGTTGTAGCCATTGGCGATCAGCGCATCATAGTTCTCGTCGTTGTCGCAGGTTACGGCAAGCCCTTCGCCTTGCTTGAAGGCGAAGGTGAGCCGTCCGTTCGTCTCTTCAAAGTTGATAGAGGCCGCCGTGCCCATGACCCATGCGGCGAGCTCAGGCGTGTTGAACACGGGAACCGTCCCGTCGAGTTCGAGCACCTTGGAGATCTGATACCCCGCCGAGGCCGTGGAACCCGCGACCTGCGCGGCGTTGTCGGTATCCCACATCACATAGGCGAAACGGGTGTCATACCCGGCGCACCACTGGGCGAGCGCGATCTTGTCGTCAAGCTCGGGCTCCCATACCGTTGAGAACGTCACCCAGTCACGGACGTACAGGAGCACGTTGGTCATGCAGTCGGGGAGCGTCTGGCCAGCCATGCCGACGGATTGGACGGCCCCGGACTGTTCGGTGAGCAGCAAAAGCGCGCCGAGGTCGGTCCCGGCTTCCGGCGGCGTCGGAAAGGCCACGGCGGAACTTGCCCCGGTCGTCGGGCTGTCGATCTGGAACGCCCCAGTCTGGCTGGAGTACGTCACCTTCGCCCCGGTCGCGCCCGCCGTCGTGAGCGCGGTCTGGATCGCCTCCGCAACCTGCGAGAAGCTGGTCGCAGCGGACAAATCCACGGAGGAAAGCGTGTGCGGCGTGTTGTCGATGGAAATGACCATCGCGCCGTTGGTGACGGCCTGCAACACGGCGAGATTGCCCGTATACTTCGCGCCGCGCAGCCATGCGCCCACGGCCTCGCCGTTGTACCGGGCAAAGAAGATCTTGTCCGGGAGGCTCGTCGTGTTCACGTAGCCGGAGAAGTACATGGAAGCCATGCTTGCCTCTTCCGAAAGCGAGCCGAAATAATTGGCCACGGCCTGCGCGCTTGCGAACTGCACGACACGACCTGCGGGCAAAAGCTCGGACTGCGAAAGGATGAGCCCGGCGAAGGTCAGGCCCGGCGTGCCGCCCTCGATGATGCGGGGGATGATTTGAACCAGTTTGTCGGCATTGACGCTCATTGCGCCCTCCTTTTGCTATGCCAGCGGATGCACGGAAAGTTCCGCGTCGGTAAAAGTATCCATCTCAACGTGTTCAACGCGGTTTGCCTGAATCAGTACATTGAGCATAAAGCGGGGGTTGTACTGCTCGTCACCTTCCGCCTGTGTCATGTCCTGCGGGTCTTCGACGTACAGGGGGGCAATCCCGTACGTCTGGAGGAAGCGGCACCCCACGCCGTCGCGCAGGAGCGTTGCGAGCGTTTGGGCGCGGTCGGCGGCGGTCGGCCCATAGACGTCGAGCTGTACCCGGCGGCGCTGCGGCTGTACGATGGCTGTCCCGCCGCACTCCGTTTGATGCAGGTTCGTCGAGAGGCGCGTCATGGTCATGGGGGTAACGAGCACGTAGCTTTTCGTCTTCGGCTTGCTCACGCGGTTGACGTAGCCGCGCACAACAACGGCGGAATCGCCGAGGTAACGCTTACAAAAATCGCCGAGGGCCTGCACGAGGATGCCGTCACTCATCGTCTCCCCCTTTGGGCGGTTCCGTGGCCCCGACTTCCGGCGGCGCGGTTTCCCGGAGCTTCACGCACCGGATTTTCGTCCAGCCCGCCGTGGGATTCCAGCGCTCCAGAACTTGATCTACCTGCCACTCGGCGCCATCCCAGTAGAGAAGATCGCCGCCCTGCTCCGCCGGACGATCAAGGGCCGACCAGTCCCCTGAAAGATAAAAGTCGTGCCAGATCATGTTCTGGCGCTGCTGCACGAGGAATTGCAGCGTTTTGTCGGCGACAGGCTGCGGCTGCGCCATGACTTCCACGGCGGGGGCCCATGCCGGGACCTGCTCATACTGCGCGTTTACGGTGAAGCCTGTGGAGACGAGAATCACGACCGACTGGAAAGGGTTCACGATGCCGATAAGCGGACGCACAAATTCATGGAGATTCATCTTTTGACTACCTCGTAATCGATGGCCTTGAGCAGGCTTCCGGAATCGATGAGCGTCCCCTTTCCCGCGCCCTTGGCGTTCTTGCGGCGCTTGGTGGATTCGGCGTTGTCCGGGGGCATATTGCTCTTAATCGTCGCCTGAATGTCGTCTGCCATGCGGCGTCCCACAAGCCGCATCGCCTCTTTCGGCGTCCGTCCGGCTTCCAACGCTTCCGCGAGGTTATCGCACCATGCATCCGCCTTGGCATCGAGCGTCGAGCGCAGGAAAGGCCGGGAGGGGATGGTGACGGTGTGGGCTTTGACCGTCGCATCCTGCGCAAAATCGCTTTTGCCCTTCTTCACGAACCGATTCCCGACGCTGCCATCACGCTTCCGCTTGAAGTACAAGGTTTGCGTCCGCTCAGGGATTTCGATTGTTGCGCCGTATTCGTTGTACGCCGCATACTCCGCGACGGGAGTACCACCTTCGCCCCGCGTCGCATTTTCGAGCACCCCGGCCTTCACGACGATATCGGGGGTAATGTACCGCTTGAGCAGCTTTTCGAGTTCTCCGGACACCATTACCCCCACGGATGCCAATACCGGGCGGCATAGTAGCGCCCGCCTACGGCATAGGGCTGGATGGCCTGCCAAAACGTCTGTCCGCACGGTGTCTGCGCGTAAAAGGCTTTCCCGGTGTTCTGGGGCACGGAGAAACTGATGCTGACAGTTCCTTCCGTCGCCGAGGCCACTGGCCCGGCCTGCCCCATCGGCCACAAGGCCAGCGTCGCCAGATGGCAGACGAGGAGGTACAGGAGCGTCTTGCGGATCATGACGCCGTGGACCGGGTCATAGGGAACCGGGGAAGAGTCCGTGTTGTCCAAGAGCAGACAGGCGACGTCGAACGCCTGCCGAAGCTGTGCATCGGTCAGGAGAGGCTGCCCGGTCTTCGGATCGACGAAGCGCGGATAGGCCTCCCGGAACTCCTGCGGGTCAAAGACAACAACAGCCACGGTTTAGAACCCCGCCTTGCTCTGGAGCGGTTCGGTCTGCGCCTTGGGGTCGTTCTCCACGTCCACGGGCTCCAGCCCGTTGCGCAGTTCCGCCCTTTCGTCGGCCTCGTCCACGGCGTCGGCCTTGCGCGCCTGCGCGAAGATGAGCCCGGACTTGAAGATTTCCATGTGCGGGCCATAGGTCTTTTCAATGTATGCCCAATCGTCGGCGTTCACCCGCGTCAGCCCAAACGCGCCCACGGGCAGCACGCCCTTTTCCTTGCCGCGCAGGCTGGCGGCATTGCCTTCGATGAGCACCTTGCGTCCGTCGGGCATGGGGAACGTGATCCCGGTCGTCCGGTTCAGGGCGACCATCACGGTATCCGTCTTCGTCGCCTGCGTTGTTTCCTGGGCGGTATTCTTTTTGGGTCTGGCCATATCTCTGTATCCCTCCGTTGTTTTGGTCATCATGGCAAAAGAGCCGGGACGAAATCACCGTGAACAAAGTTCGGCTATGCGGCACGGCGAAGGCGGTACTTGCCCAGCATGTTCAGGTCGTTTTTCAGGGCCAGCCGGAAGGCTTCGATCACGTCGACGTGGTACGCCTTCACGCTCCCGAAACGGCTGTCCTCGATTTCCCGGATTTCGTAATCCATACGGCGGGACATATCGGAAAGCTTGCGTCCCGCGACGGAGTACGCGGCTGGCGTATCTGCGAAGACGTCAAGGAACCACGGGATGCCCTTCACGGACTTGTAGTCCCTGCCCCGCCCAAGTTCGTTCTCAAGACGCAGCCTTGCGCGTACGGCGGCAGAGGCGGTTGCCATCGCGGTGGCCTCGCGGCGTGAACCGATTTCGGCCTTGGTGCGGATAGCCTCGTCGCGCTCGGCTTCGATGCGCCTGATGGTGTCCTGCGCGACCAGCACGGCGCGGGCGAGGATGGCTTCGGGGGTATCGTCCGGCTTGGCTATCAGGTAACCGCCCACCTTACGAATGGAGGGGATAACCTCATGCGTCACCCACCGCTTGAACGCCTTGGCTTCGGGCTTGCGGGAACGCAGGATGAGGGAATACAGGCCCGGTTCGGATACAACGGAAAGATTCCTGACCTGATCCGTATACTGTACGGGGTAGGTCGAAAGCTCGTCTTCATCCAACATTTTTGAAAGGTTACTGGTATCCAGCCCGAGACACCCGCACACGTCTTTCGCCACGAACCACTGGGCCCCCTGATCGCTTCTGACGACGCGAAGGGAACCGAACTTTTCATGCTCAAAAAGAGCCAGGGGGGAATTTTCCATCGCTGCACCTCCATAGTGTTTTGGAGATGATGCCGCATGGCGGCGTGGGGGCACACCGTGAACAAGGTTCGTACAGGCAAAAGAAAAGCCCCTTTTGGGGCGGAGGGCGGCGGCGGTGGATTTTTGGAACGGCCTATGCCATGATAGCCTCATCTATAATAAGGGGGATGATGTATGGCTACCTACATCAAATTTCTGGCAGGGGACTACGGGAAAGAAGAATATATTTACATTAAAAATAAAAACCAGTTGCGTTGCTCTTCAAAAATGTTTGGAGCAAAGGAACTTTTTCTTTCCAGTATTGCCTCTTGCGAAGTAGCCAACGAGGAATCGGTCAAAAAGCTCGGCGGAACTTTGGGAGGCGCACTTGTCGGCGGCGTCTTGCTTGGAGGCATCGGAGCTGTTGCGGGTGCGGTAGCTGGAGGCAAGACGACTGAATCTACCGTCATTATTGAGTTCAAAAATGGAAATAAGGCATTGGCAAAGGTGAATAGCCCCATGATGGAGGTTATCCGCGCACACCTTTTTGATGACCAATTGGCCCAAGAGCGTGGAGAACCAAACCCGCTTATACATCATGAACGTTCTCAGACGCCCCCTAAAAAAATTGCCCTTATCATTGGAGTGCTGATAACAGTAGTGCTAGCCGTATTGTGGCTGAGTTGTGCCCTCCAAACGCCGCCCAATACGAATGGGGCCTTGTTATGGGGAATCCTCACTATCCTTTCCGGACTGTATTCTTGGAAAACCTATAAGAAAATATATAAATCTTAATATATTAACTTGAATACGAACAGGGAGAGAGGACCATGGATTTTTCGGAAAGAATTGCTGAATTGTCGAAAAAGGTAAAGAATCTGGGAGATAGCCTCAAGACCGAAGAGGCCACGAAAAACGCCTTGGTGATGCCTTTCATCGCGGCCCTGGGATACGACGTTTTCAACCCTGCGGAAGTCGTGCCCGAATTTTCAGCCCCCATCGGCGAATATAAGGACGCCCGCGTGGACTATGCGATTCTTGTGGACGGCAAGCCTATCCTTCTTCTGGAGTGCAAGGCTTTGGGCACGTCTCTCGACATGAAGCACTGCAACCAGCTACAGCTTTACTTCCACGGAACGGAAGCCCCCATTGCCATCCTGACGGACGGCAACCGTTACCGGTTCTATTCTGATCTTGAAACAGCCAACAAAATGGACAGCAAGCCCTATATGGAGTTCGTCCTTGACGATATGGACGAAATGTTGCTCCCGGAACTGCGCAAGCTGGCAAAAGGCAAGTTTGATCGGGATGCCTGCATGAGCGCGGCAAACGAACTCAAGTACAACCGAGAGTTCAAACGCCTCATGTCCGAACAAATGGAAAAGCCGCATGAAGATTTCGCACGCTTTTTCATCGGCCAGACGTATGATGGACGTATCACGCAAAATGTTCTGGATCGCTTCACTCCAATTCTTACCGCTGCGCTTGACCAGTTCATCAACGACCGCATCAACGACCGATTGAAAAATGCCATGACGCAGCAGAAACCGGAAATTGTAGAGATAGAGTCCGAAGATACCCCACAAGGAAAAGAGCAGGATTCGCGTATAGTCACCACCGAGGAAGAAAAAGAGGCGTATTACCTTGTCAAATCGCTTCTGATGGGCACCGTTGATCCGGGGCGCGTAGCCATGCGGGACAGTATCAGCTACTGCTCCATCCTTCTTGACGACAACAGGCTCAAGCCTCTGTGCCGCCTGTATTTCAACGGAAAACAGTGGAGGGTCGGACTGTTTGATGGGGAGAATAAGGACGCAAAGGAAGACATCGAAAAACTGGAAGATATTATCCCCTTTGCGGATCGAATCCGGGCTACGGCCTTGAAATACGATAACAAGTAAAACTTTCCAACGTGGCGTTGCCCGCCAATGATGAAGAACATCCAGATGCGGGCAATGCCACTGCTTTTCTCTTTACATTTTCCGAGTTTTGTGCTGTCTTTTGTGCACGGGCTTCAGAACCCCGTAGGCGGACAAACGCCACCCGATAGCATGGCGCTTTTTTATGCCCTTTTTCCAAAGTCAAGAGTTTTTCTTGGCTGTCTTTTGGGCTATTATTGCATCCAATGTTTGCCGGGTGTGGCGGATATGTCCAAGCGAAAGCTAAAGGCCGCCAGCGGTTCCTACGCCGTTCTGAACACCCGGCGCTTTCTATTTCAGAGAGTGCAATTCAGACAACGTAGGAGTTGCATTATGGAAATGGCCCTAATCTTCAACGAATTTATCTTCACGCCTGTCACTCACCAAAACAGTCTCTGGATTCGTTCTTCTGAATTGGCTAAAGCACTTGGCTATTCCGACGACCGCAAGGTTGGTGTGCTCTATGCCCGACATAAGGATGAATTCTCCAATAATATGAGCGTGGTTCTCAATTTGAGTACCACGGATGTACCCGCTATGAATCGCATCTTTTCCCTTCGGGGCTGCCATTTGGTTGCGATGCTAGCGCGTACTCCTATTGCCAAGGCGTTCCGCCGTTGGGTGCTGGATGTGATTGAACAGTACGGCGACAGGGTGCCCGTTGCCGAACCCGTGACGCTCAACGATGAGCTGATCAGCGCGTCGGAACGTGCCGAGCTCAAGCTCATCGTAGACGCCAAGCTCTCGACATACCCCGCCGCCGTGCAGGGCAAGGCCCGCGCCGAGATATGGGCGAAGCACAACCGCCATTTCCGCATCGCGGAATACAGCCAGCTCCCGGCCCGGCTTATGCCCGAGGCCCGCGAGTTCCTGCTTTCCGTCCGCGTCCGCGCCATCAATGCCATACCCACGGCGGAATCCGCGATTCCGTACCCGTCGCTTCCCGTCGCATCGTCACTATACCGCGACCGCGTGAGGGAGCTTGAACGGCTCGAACAGGATTGGATGGAACTTGCAGTCCTGATCCGCGACCGCGCTTATGGACTGGAACGAGACTTCCGCCGAGTGACGCAAGGAACGTATCCCGAGCTGCTCCGGCATGTATCGCCATCCGGGAAGACGCCCGTTGACGCGCTTATCCAGCTCATGACAGCCCCGACCTACACCGCCCGGCAAAACCTCGAATCCGCGCTTGATGATATGCGTCTTGCCATCCGTGCCGCGAAGACGGCAAACAGGTTGATGCTAGGGTAATCCTTGGCAAGCCTGCATGAATCATATAAGACTTTACCAACGGAGGGATTCCCCCATGCTGCTGTTCGATGATGGGAAAAAGCTTGAAAAGGCCGTCGGCGAGGAAGCCGCAAAAGCCATCGTGGAAGTACTGGAACGCTTTGACGAGAGTCAAAGGAACGCCAGTGCCACCAAGGGAGATCTGCGCGAAACGGAACTGCGGTTGCAAAAAGAAATTCGGGAATTGGACCTGAAAATGCAAGCGGAGATCGAAAAAATTCGTGCTGAAGTGTTGAAGGTCAAGTATGATCTTTTGAAATGGCAAATCGCCATAGGGTTTGCCCTTGTCGCAGTTATGGCCAAGGGCTTCGGCTGGCTCGGATTCTAATAGAGAAAGAATATCGTAGAAAAGGGGTGGCTTTAAGAGCTGCCCCTTTTTGTTTTTCTGCCTCTCCCTTCTGTTACTGACGAGTTAAAAAAGATAAAACTTTTTTTGAAAAAATTGTTTATTTTTTCAAAAAATGGTGCTATTGTATTTTTAACGAAAGGGACAAAAGGAGAGTTCTCATGATAACCATCACCACAGCCAACAACGAAACAACTCTTGAAAACGACAAGGCTTTCTGTGCATATCGTATCGAAACAGAAATCGATTTTGATGAAGATGGTTATGAAGTGGACGGAGAGCAATATGTGCTCATCGAAAAGCTTTTTGTTCCCTCCGAGAATCGCGGAAACGGCATTGCCCGCCGCCTTCTTCGTGAAGCCGTCTCTCACGCTCGCGCTACTTACCCCGGAATGGCGATTCGGTTGGTAGCTGAACCTCTGGATGCCGATACAGATATGGATCGGCTGGTGGCCTTTTATGAAAGCGAAGGTTTTGATGTGATCGAAGCTGGCGAAATCGTAGTAATGGAACACTAAACAGAACAAAGGAGTAAGACATGACCCGCTATTCTATCCTGCTCACGACTGGCACAACGGGAACCATCGATACCGAACAGCATCTTGAAGAGGGCATGGAAGTAGTCATCACCTTGCACGATGAAAACGGAAACAGAACGCAGGAAACCGGACTCATCGCTGAAATTCTTGACGAAGAATTTTTAGGGTAATCGAATTAAAAGGAAAAACACCATGAAGCTGTACCACGGAAGCTTGATTGAACATCTGGCTATCTCTAACTCAGGAACAGGGTTAGGGTATAACTTCGGTGCGGTGTTCTTTGCCCGTACTTACGGACATGCAAAGGAATACGGAAATTACGTCTACCAGTGCGAAATAGACATCAAGGACATCTTCTTGAACGAGGATCTCCCGTATCTTGAAGATGGCGCTGCTGGAACGGCTCTACGTGAAGTTATGGCAGAGCGCGGTATAGACGAAAAGTATTTTGATCTCTGCTGGTATGCCGTGGTTGAAGAGAAAATTGGTTATCAAGATGAAGACTGGGTAAACCTCCTCAACATGGACGACGATGACGCAAGTTGGGAGGCTCAGGCCATGCGGATCGCCTTTGCCCGTAAGCTCGGCTTCAAGGCTGTTGAAATGGATGACGAATGCGGCAGCATTGCGGTTCTTCCCGAGTTCATAAAGCTGGAAGCGGCAACGGAGGAAGACGATGAAGAGGAAGACTAAGATAGACATCGACGATCTTATCGATTTCAGTTCAAAGCTGGTGAACTCGAATTCCAGCGTCGGTATTCGCTTGTCGTCGGGTGCCGCGCTCGCCCTTCCGTACCTGTCCACGAGGACATGTCTTGCGGCAGGGATTTCTATGCCGCTGGATACGGCAAACGGGGCCAAGGATGTGGGAAAGGTAAGTGCTCTATACAAGACACTCGAAGAGGGGGAGGAAGGAGAGAAAGCAGATACAGAGGCGGCATTGAAGAAAATCCGTAAAACAGGATTTGCCAGAAAAACAGAGTCTGTCGACAGACGGATTCGTCAACTGCTCATCCCTAAAGACGTACCCTCTGGGTATGTCTCTTTGTCTCCCCTCCCCTCCATTGGACTTTCCGTTTTGCTGTTAGGAGCCGTTACAAGGCATAATCAAGATGTCTTTTCAAAAAAGAAGGAAGGTATCAAAATTCGACGGGCACATCTCGCTTTGGGCGGGGCAAACCCTCAGAATCTAGGATACGCTGCGTCCAAAAAGGCGATACAATATCCTGTTTTTCTTTCTACACCCAAATCCGTGCGCGGAAATGCCAGCCGTCAGGCGTCAGGAAAGGGAACTTACCTGATCCTTTCCAATCTCTTTGTGCAAACGGCAAACATCTTGACGAATTATACTATGCTCAACGGCGCGCCCCTCTTTGCAGCATGGGGGATGGGACATGCACTGGAGCGCGAGATGCATGGTCCCAAAGTTACCGGAGTATGCCTTGTTGTGCATAGCATCGAACCCCTTGGGGAGCATGAAACCGCTATTTTCGAGCCTAGCCAAAGATTAGGAGCGGCTTTTACTTTTGAAAAATCCCGTAACGGGAGCGACTACGCAAAAGGCTCCACACATCTCTCTTTGCAGCCCGGTGCAACGGGGCATATACGGGTGAGCCTTATCTTTGAACTGTCGGAAGCCCTGCATTCCGTACCGAACGCCGTGGATCTTTTCTTGAACTTCGGAAAGTTCTCCGGTGGGCTGATCACTTCATACGACGCCCCGGCTTTGCATGATGACCGCTCTACGCTTCTAGAGTGCATTCCCGCCGGGAAAGTTGTTTTGGATCGGCGCGACGTTATGAGCCCTGGAAACCCCATTGAACAGCTTGTAACCGCGATAGGAACGTACAGCGGAAAATGGCTGTCCGCAACGAATATCGGTTTTTCAGCAATCACAGACTTTCAAGTTCGCGGAGGGGCACGGAACGGGTGCCTCCATGCTTTTGCGGAGCCGCTGATCGGCATTACAGAATACGTCTCTACTGAAAAGAGGATACACGGGTATTTCTGGCGCAGCCAGTGGGAAGAAGATAGCTTTTTGATGAGGGGAGATTCAACAAATGAATGATGCACAAGAAAAAAAGCAGGGGGGACGCCGTAAAGGATCTGGACGTAAAAAAAAGGTTGAAAATCGTGCAACAGTAAAGACTGTATCTATGCCGGATCATGTCTGGGAACGGCTGAACGATGTATGTACGGATAGGGGTATCCTACGCTCACAGGTAGTACGGGAAGCAGTCGAGATGTGGCTGGACGCAAATATACAGCAGCTTGGAAAATGACGCCTGACTACGTAAAGAAAGCCCCAACCGCCTGTTTAACGGTTGGGGCTTTCGCATGGAGGGAAGGATGGGACTAGGCTCCAGTCATTTGCGCAAAGGCAAAGGGCATGAGCACGATACCGCCGTAGGTGGTGCCGACGAACTTCTGACGGAAGCTGGACAGGTCGGGCACGACGCGTCCAGCACGCATCTTTTCTCCGAAGGCCAGCGTGCCGGATCGCTGCCCGTTCACTTCGGGGGCGATGAGGAACATGTTTTCCCCGGCGGTCATGCTGTGCAGCTCGGGGACGGTCACGATGTCAATGCGGGTGAAGTACCGCTTCAACATATCCAGCACGGACACGTTGAAATCGGTAGCCGCGCCGAGGCGAACGGCCAGTTCGGGGGAGAGGCAGAGCTTGAGGGGCGTGTCTTTGTCAATAAGGCCGCTGGACTGCTCGGAAAGCTGTGCGAACAAGGCGAGGACGTCGTTGTAGATTTGCACCGTGGTCTTGTCGGCCCATTTCGTGGAGCCGCCCGTGCCCGTGGCCCCTGCGGTGATCGCAGCAGGGAGGTTCGGATCGTTGAGGATGCCGTAGATTTCCTTCCCGGCGACGCCGAGCAGGTAGAAACGGTTCTGGTCGATGTCGATGACGTTGGCGGCCGCACGCTGCTTGGAGGCAGCGAGGTTGACTTTCGCCGTGCTCGACATGTCCACTTCAAAGTCTCCGTAGGTGATGGACGTCTGGAAGACGTACTGCACGCGGGTTTGCCATTCGGAGTTCACGCCCGAAGTCGTGCCGTTGGCATAGTCGGAATACGGCTCGGTCTTTCCGGTCATTTCGTCCACGCGCCACTTCATGTACGGGGTCGTCCAATCGCCCTTCTTCTCTTCACCGAAGATTTCACGGGCGCGCCGGGGCGCGGTCAGGATTTCGATGACCATCGGGTCGATATACGCCAGAAGCTCGGCGGGGACGGTCGTGTTCGGAGTAGTGATGAGCGCGGCGTCCTGCGCAATGCGGGCGCGGTTCTCCGGAGTTGCCCACATGCGGGCGCCCGGGAAGATAAAGCCGTAGCGCTTGGCCTGTTCAAAAGTCGGATTCATGTAGTACCTCCTACGCTCCGGCGGCGGCTGCGCCGAGGTTGGTGCGGGCCTGTTCCGCAGTGGTTGCGCCAGTTCCGCCGTTGGCCACGCCGAGCGCTCCGGTGGCGTTGCTGAAATCTTTCTGCATCAGGTTCGAGGTGTCGCCGCCGGATCCCGACGCTGCGGCCTGTCCCCAATTGCTGATGATGATCGGTTCCCCGATTTCGCCGGGCGTCTTGACGACCCACCCCGTATCGAGGTGCGTGGCGTCGGGGGTCCCGGTGCTGATTGAACCGTCAGCGGTGGAGGCAAGGACGGCCTGCCCCACCGTGGCCTTGGTCGTGGAAACGGCCCAATAGTCGCCCTTTACGGCCACGGTGAGGTTCGAGCCTGCCGGGACGGTCAAAGTGCCGTCAGAAAGCAGTTCGTAGTTCACGTAGTTGATGACGCGCTCCACGAAGCCGAGCACGGCTGTGGCGGTGCCAGCAACGTTGGTGGCCTGCGTGTTGTCGATCACGCCGGAATCCACGACGGGGAAGACGAAGCGCCCCACAGGGAGGGCCACCGCCGCCAGAGGGTTGAGCGGGGTGTAGATGCTCTGGTCGGGCGTCGCTTTATCGCCAGCAACGCCGGGAGCGACGGAGAGATTGACTTGGGACTGCAAAGGCATGGTGTGCCTCCTATTCTGCAATGGTGATATTGGAAAGCCCGGCGAAGCTGCCAGACATGCGCCCGACGGGGGCCGCGTCACGGGCAACGGAAGGTGTCGCCTTCTGCTTGCGGAGGACATCGATCATACCGGGCCATGCCTGCCGGGGATACTTGCGGGGATTCTCCCCCAGCTGCTCCAGCGCGTAGCCGTAGACGTCGGACGCGGAGTCGAAGGACAGCGGGTCAAGTTCGCCCACCAGCCCGCGCACGTCGCGCACGGCACGGGTGAGGTTCCGCATATGCTCCTGCGCTTCGGCGACTGCGGATGCCTTGATGCGGGCGGCGTCCATTGCGGTGAGAGGACGCGGACCACGGCGGCGGAACGCCCTGTCCTGAGCGGTTCCCTTGTCGTCCGGGGCTTCATCTCCGGTCGCGGGGGAATAGGCGAGATCAGCGAGGGAGTCGGTCAGCTTCTTTTTCTGCTCCGGTGTGAGGTCGGGGACGGAAGCGAGGATGCGCTTAATGGCCGCGTCCTTGTCCTCGTCCTTGCCGAGTTCGCGGCGTTCGCCCTCGGATTCGTGTTCCCGGTCAAGCTTGCGCCGTTCCTCGGGGTTCCGGATCCGCTCCTCACCGTACTTGACGCCCTCGGCAAAGGCTTTGCTCTCCTGCGGGTTCTCGGCGTCGAGGCCGCAGGAATCCATAGCCTTTTTCATACCCTCGGACTCATGCTCACGGTCGAGCTTCCTGCGTTCGTCCGGATTGAGCTCCAGTTCCTCGCCGTACTTCACGCCTTTGGCAAAGGCGCGGGACTCGGCGGGGTCTTCCGCATCAAGCCCGCAGGCGTCCATAGCTTTCTTGATTTCTTCGTCCATCGCTTCCTTTTTCTCCGGTTTCTCATCACCCGTGGCCTTGGAGTAGGCCAGATCGGAGAGGGAGTCCGTCAGTTTTTTGACGTCCTCGGGGTCGAGTTTGGCAGACAGTTCACCGATGAGCTTACGGATTTCCTCCGCCTTGTCCTCGTCTTCGGTGATATCCACGATTTCGCCAGTCACGGGGTCGACCTTGTGCAGGTCGATGATGGCCTGCGCAAGCTCCACTTCCTGCTTTTCGATGTCCGGGTTGTCGTCTTGCGCGCCCCGGAACCATTTCTTAAACGTGCCCATAAGCGTTCCTTTTTTCGTTGAAGTTGGATGAGAATCCGCCACCACCACGTCCGGCCCGGCCCGCCCTTCTTCGACCAGCGCGACGTGGTTGCCTCGGATGTTCCGCATGATGAAATCGTAAGGGGTGCCCTCGTAGCTGCCCGGCGTGAAATCCGGGTCGTAGCGGTAGGCGCAGGAGAGTTCCCGGAAAGAACCGTCTTCGATGGCGTCGATGGCGGCCCGATCCCACACGGTCAGCGGCGCATCTACATACGGCGGGTTCCAGACCGCGCCCGTGCCCACCGCGCCCACGCGGGTGAGCTTCTGCGGCTCTTCCGCGCTGTCGATGTGGTGCTCGATGTGCAGCGGCAGCCCGGCCCATGTCTCAAGCGATGCTTGAAGTTCTTCCGGGTCCCGAAGCCCGTAATAGACAGCCTCGGGGTCAAGCCCGGCTTCCTGCCAGCCCGGAATCTCCCGCCCGTAATAGGGGTTCACCGTCGCTTTCGTGATGTGCGACGCCCCGACGTGCAGGAACCCGTTCTCGTCGGTTTCCCGCTGTGAGGGAGCCGCGTCGAAGGTGACGCCTTTACTTTGATACATAGACTAGTCTCCAAATTCAGGAATAACGGCCCGGTACGTGCATTGGCACCCCGGAAGCTCACCGCAAAGCACTTTGCGCTTCACGTCAGAGTCGTAAAGACCTTCCGTGATGACGAACTTTTTCCCATTCATGAGCTGGTGGGTATGGCGGCTCGTTTTCTTTCCCGGCACATGTACCCAGACGCCTTCGGTGATGCCGAGTTCCTTGTCCTGTACCCGCTTGATGGCCTCGGTCGCCTTGTTGGATTGATCGCGAGCAATGAATTCGGCCCGGCGCCGGGTGATCTCGTACCGCTTGTGCAGTTCGTCGGCGAGGAACTCCACGTCCCTGCCCATGCTGGCGGAACGCTGTACTAGCCCCGTTACTTCCGTGAAATAGTGCTGCGGAATGGATTTGATGAGATTGACATTTTCCTCGAAGAGGGCCCGCGCCACGTCGCTCATGGCCCTGCTTCCCTCCATCCTCACCGTGAAGCCCGCATCTTTGAGGGCCTGCCTCATCCCGGCTTCCGTGCGCCGCCTCGTACTGCCCACGAACTCCCGTGCAAAACTCTCCGCGCTTTCCCTCCACCGCTTCGTCCAGTACCGGAACAGGATCTTGAGGCGGTCTTGTAGGTCACTCGCCGGGGACGCATCCTGTGCTATGCGGGTTTCCTGCTTCCTGTACTCGGCGCGCAGCCACCACACGACGGAACGCTGCATCTCGTCGAGAAGCGACACCAGCCGCTTCCGGTATTTCGCCCGGATGCCCGCGTTGGGCTTGATGGCGCGGATGACCTTAGCCATAGACGGCCCCTGCCTTGTCCACGTCGTCGATGTCGGGCATCAAGCCCCCTTCCCCGGCTTCCGGCAGGGCGTCGGGCATTCCGTTGCCCTGCGGCACTTCCGCCGGGTCTATGTCGGAGAAGCCGCTGTCCGGGTCACTGGCAAGGGACTGCCGGGCCTCTTCCTGAGAGATGATGTCCCGATCCATGTAGACGGCGATGGTGTCGGCCTTGGTCTTCTGGAGCGTCGCAAGGGCTGCCCTGTCCTCTTCGCCGAGGGGCGCGAAGTCGAAAGTCACGGAAGGGTCGATGGTTCCGCGCAGGTAGAGCTGAATACAGTCGAGCGCCTTCTTGATGCCGTCGCGCAGGACTTTCTCCTGCTGGCTCCTGACATGGTCGTAGTAGTTGCGGATGTCCGATTCGCCCGTGGCATTGAATCCTGACGGGCTGATGCCAAGCAGCTTGACCGCCGGAGTGCGGTTCAGGGCGGCGAGGATTTCAAGGGACTGGCGCACGATGTCGGTCACGCCGGAAAGCGGGGTTTCCAACTTGACCACGTCTTCTGATTCTTTGTCGACGGCAAGCACGCCGTCATTGGTCATGGACTGGATCATGTACCGGATGCGTGCATCGATCTGTGCCGTGCCCCCCGACGCGTACAGGATGTCTTCCATCTTCGTCTTGAAGACGGTCAGCGAAAACTTGGTCAGCAGCCGGGCTTCGGCGGCGCGGCATTCCTGAAAATGCAGGACGTAATCCCAGAGGATCTGAGCTTGTGGGATGCCCAAAAAATTGTAGGCTGGACGGAGCAGCACCGGGCATTCGTTCGCAACCAATCGGATGAGGCGCGAGGCGTGCACCCGCTGCCCGAGCACCCACCACCAGCGCGGGCGGAAGTAGTCCGGCTCAAGCGGCGAAAGGCTGTTGTAGTCTCCGGGGAAGACGTTCACGGGGTCGATGACGACGAAGCGCAGCACGCCGCCGGGCCTGAGTTCGGCGGAATACGGGCTGACGTTCAGCGGGCGTTTCAGCTCTTCCCCGACTGCTCCGGTGTCGATGAAAAGGAAGGCCCCGCCCTCGTACCCCACAAGCTCGGTCGCCTCATGGAAAAGGCGTTGCAGTGCGAACCTCTTGCACGCCTGCGCAAGGTCGGTGAGCAATGACTCGTCGCCGCCCTCCCCTTCGCGCTTGAACTCAATCCATGCTCGAGTCATGTCGTCGGATACCGTCTCGATGCAGGCACGGATCAATCCATTCTGGGCAAGGTTCTGGAGGACGCCGTAGCCCATGAATTGCGGAGCAATCCCGACCCCAAGCTCAAGCGAGTGCTGGAGCAGGGAATAGACGCCGGAATCCGCAAGCCGCGCATCCATCGCAAGCTGCACCTCTTCGGGCGCGCCGAGCGTCTTCGCAGGACCGTACAACCGGCTGATGTCGTCGGGCGTAGGTGGCAAAGACTGAGCAAGGCCGCCGCGCACGTCCGGGGAGAGATTCAGACGGCGCGACGGTTGCACTTGAGGTATGGAGATGGCGTGTCGATAAGTGCGCTTCTTGCTCAT